ATGATCAACAGAGAATCCAACGCATCGAGCATTCCAGAACTGACTGGCTTTAATGTCAGCCATTCGGCTTTAACCCGTCAGGTGTTCCTCTATGCTACTTTTACTGACAATATGGCGTCTGTACCTCACTGGCCACTGAAAGAGTTTCCTGACCTGTTTTGTTGTATCTCCAGGGATAGGGCGGAAGCCTTGCTCCATCAACTCCAGAGAGCGATCGATTATCTGGATGCCGGGATGGATTCGCCCTCGCTATTTCTTATCGACGATGACCTCTGATGCGGGGCAATAGCGATAGATGGTTTTCACATCGACACCAATCACCGCGGAAACCTGCTGCCGGCTGGCTCCGTTCACCAGCATCTGGCGGCAGCGTTCCACTACCTCAGTGGTCATAATCCGGCGGCGGCCGCCTATTCTCCCCTGCTCCCTCGCAGCGGCTAAACCGGCTCGGGTACGCTCCACTATCAACTCGCGTTCCATCTCTGCCAGGGCGCTCATGACGTGGAAGAAAAACCGGCCTGCTGGCGTACTGGTATCAATGCTGTCGGTCAGGCTACGAAAGTGAATACCTTTATCCTGCAGCTCTGAGACCAGAGTAATGAGGTCACGAACACTACGCCCAAGGCGATCCAGCTTCCAGACCACGAGAGAATCACCTGGTTTTAAACGACGAATAGCACGCCTCAGCCCAGGGCGTCTGGAATTTTTCCCGCTCGCTGTATCTTCGAAAATCTGCTCACATTCTGCGCGAACCAGCGCGTTTTTCTGCAAATCGAGGTTTTGATCGCCGGTAGACACCCGCGCGTAGCCAATCAACATTATGCAACCATTTGAAAATGCTGATTGTAAATTGCCGATATTGTTCGCGTAAACCTGGGTTCCGGCGAAGGAGCAATGAAGGTTTACCGGAACGCCTCACCTCTGGCCAGAATCATTCGCTCCTCGATTTTTGAATATCTTACTGAAGCTGATCAGCAAGCGTTGCTCACAACTCCTGGTGTTAATGTTATTGCTGACTATGCGTTAAAAGACGCTGTAGCTGATGGAGTGATGGTACTGGATATTCCGTGGAATGTCGGTGCGTTAAATTTCGGGCTTGACCCCGCAACGCTTCCATTAGGTTTTCAATTTATAGGGTGGGGTTGCCGACGCCCATATACAATTGATGACGATAACAGTTTTCTGAATTGCGGAGTCGTCATCCGCGTAGCAGCTGGTGCAAGTTTTCCATTTTATTCAACAGGCAGGCATGTATTCCGGGATATTGTTTTTGATGGCCGAGATAAAACAACGTACCTTTTTTATTCGCCAGATACTGCAACCCAGTTCAACGGCACCCGACTTGAGGGGTGCGGATTTTATCGGTTTGCGATCGGGATTGGCTGGGCTTCAGGAGGAGCAGCCAGGTACATCGGAACAATGAAAGCATATTTCTGCTCAATATCCGGAAACGGGGATGGAGTCAGGAATTTAATAGACTCCATGATGTTTGGTTGCACAATCAATGCTAATGATCGAGGAGTGGCCCTTACCGGTGGGGCAAACAATAACTTTTTTGGAGGATGCCGGAACGAATGGAACACCGGCGATAACTGGTATGCGTACCAGTCGGTGGAGAACCAGATTTTCGGCGAACTGTGCGACAGGGCCGGAAGGGGAGGTGTGGTCGCCGGGGCGAAATCCTCATGGATTTTAAACGGCGTTAACGTCCGGCGCAGTGGTGCTAATCAACCCGTGGGTAATGACTATTCCGCAAACTTTATTATTATTGATGACGGTAAAATTGAACTCTCAGGGGTAAGAACTGGTGTCGGTGCGAATGACAGCGGTGACGGAGGGACAATCTCGCCATCCTACAACGTATCGGCTCTTGGCTCTGGCGGGGGGACCTTGCTGGTTTCCGGAAGTGATATGACTGGTTTTGTTACTTCAGCAATTAACCAGAAGGCGACCACGTTAAATAAGTCGATAACCGGCAACCTTGGTATGGACGACGATGTAAATATTGGTATGACCCAGGTTGTTAAAGGCAGGCGAATTATTGGTTCACAGTCATCAGGTACGTTAGCAGGTTCTGTGGGTGCAACGTTATCTCTGACCAAGACCAACATATTCCAGAATTCTTTCGATACATATATTACCCGTTCAATCCTAATTGAATGTCGAATTGGTAGCCAGTCACTTGGTGACGATATTAAAATTCCCGTCAGATTCAGAAGGGAGAATCTTTATTATCTGGATATCCTGACCTCGGGAATTGTTGCCAGCTCTGCACGCATTGGGCTTTCAGGGACTGGCGTAACGGTATCATTGTCCATTAACAGCTCAACCGGTCTGGTTACTGTTCAATTGACAAATGTTGATGGTCTGGAAAGAACCGTTAATGTATCAATGTTGCCCTCAATGTAGGAGTGAAAATGGAAGACGAAACAGAACTGACCGAACCGCCATTTGAAACCTGGTTCAGAGACGTGGTTGAACTGGTTAAAAATAGTGGCTACTCAATGGACATTGTTGCTTATAAAGGTGAATGGATTGATTCCTTTTCGGATGGGTTAACACCAGAAAATGCGCTTAGCAAAAGAATCGTGCATTAACATAACCGCCAGTATTGCACTGGCGGTATTCCATTATTTAAATTTTTCAACCGCCTCCTCTACCGTTAATCCTTGCTCGAAAAATTCCAGATACGCCATTTTGTAAGGGGCACGTCCACCATGTTCAAGCATATAAGCACATAATTCCTCATACCAGATATCAAATGGCGACATAGCGGGAATATCGTCCCCCTCAGTTAACTCTGCAAAAAACGCATCACTCATAATGCCCCCTTAGTTGTCCAGAATTGTCACGCGCAGGAACCGCCCGATGCCGTCAACACTGGTGAGCGAGACGGTTGTCAGTGTGGCATCAGCATTAACTGCCAGTGATACATTGACACCTGTCGCGCCAGTGACAGCGTAGGCTCCCGTGGGCGATGAACGGGCTTCAGAGGTATACAGGTCAACATTAGCGGCCTGTACCACGCGTCTTATCTGGAACGGTAGTTTGAATTTTCCTGATACCCCGCCTGATGTTAGCGACTCAATCAGTAGCGTTCTGCATAACGGAACTGTTGCCTGTGCTGTCGCGGGATCGGCTAATCCTGTCTCCTGGAAACTGAGCGTCAGCACCGAACCGACGCCGGACGTCAGAACCTGGTTACTCTTCGCCCCGCCAACATTACCCCGGCCGTTCTGGAACTGATACAGACCAGTAGTTATCAGGTCTGAAACGCCGATATTGTTGCTGAAAAGCTGTTTATCAGGTGTTGTAACGTATCTTATGGGGCTAATAGTTCCCCCTGTTAGATCGCAGTTATCAAATTGCACAGTAAAATCTGTGGAGCCACCACCCATTGTTATTACGCGCTCTGGTGTTAAGTTTCCACCCCCGTCATCATCAACCCCCGTTCTTGTTTTAACATTGGATACCATCAGGTAAGAATTAGCACCCTCAATATAAAAGTGAGAGTTATATGCTGAACCGGCTGCCGAGGTTCGGCCGGGCCGCTGGGAAAATAAATTACCAATAACAGCTCCGCCACCATTAGTGATGACAAAGTTAGCTGAACCGTTCCTGTCTACAAGTTCACCAGTGATGATGTTTCCTACGGAACCAGATATTCTGTACCCAATACCATCATTCCATTCATTCCTTACGTTTTGGAATAAGTTATTGTTTGCACCTTCTTGTAAGTCGACAGCGTGACTGGATTGAGTGTTTATTGTTACGTCAATAACCCTTGAGTCAATGAGGTTTCTTATTCCTATTGTATTTGCGCAAATTGATGATTTACCAACCTGAATAGATGTATAGCTGTAGCTACCTATGCCGTATAAGAAACGATAAACCCCGCAGTTAAAAAGAATTCCGCCACGTGGTTGGTTTAGATGATTAAATAGCGGCCTTGATTTGTCTCTTCCATCCAGAAGAAGACCATAGAATCTTGGAACGGTTCCGGGTCCGAAAATATAATCAGCGCCAGCTGCCTTGCGAATTACCGCCCCTTTATTTAAAAATGATGAATCTCCACTAATGGTGTATGGCTTAGCGCATGGAGTGTATGCTATCAATGTTGCTGTTACAGTTACATTTCCAGCAAGCGTATAGATACCCTTCACATCATGTGGAAACACAATGCTCGTATGACCTTCATCCTGAAGGGCCTGCAAAGCGTATTCAACATCGACCTCGGCACCAGGGGTGTTGAGCATCGTGTTAATATCCGCACGGGTCATTTTCCTGAAGATGTTATTCTCTGCTAACTCCCTCACAGTGGCGTTATCGATGCTCACCAAAGCACCGCCTAAATCAGCTTCGCCTGAACCCAGGTTTGAGCGAAGAGTCGCATCGGTAACGTCGATCCACTTACCCTTTCCTGTACCGCCAGCCGTCGCCGGCGTGCTACCAGGTAAAACGACCTTAGGCATTACGCCATCCCAGCGCCAGTATTCGTCCGTGGATTCCCACAGAAGAACCTCAAAACGTTGAGTGAGTAGCGATCCCTGCTCAAACGAACCTATGGCCGGAACGTATCCCCATAGCCCCGTTCCTGCAGGGTCCTGCAATTTAGGCTGACCTGCACCGTCAAAACCCAACCCCTTCCAGGCGCGGTCTTGGGCCGATGGTAGCTGGCTTATATAGGAGTCATGGACACGCAGCGAACGATTAAAGTTGCTGGTTATCTGCTGCTGCAGATCGATATCACTACTATCGACGTAGCTTTTTGTTGCGGCATCCTGCGCCAGTGAAGGATCACGCAGGTTACGAATACGGTTATTGAGCGCGTCATAATAGTTAGCGAAGATATTTGGCTTTTTCAGAGCCAAAGAGTCCCACCACCAACCGAATTTTTGGATAAGCATAGTCAGCTTATCAAGCGCGCGTTCATGGCTTGTCGCAGGAAACTTACCGGTCGCCAGATAACTGGTTAACTGGGTCGCATCGGGATCACGATAAATCAGTAGCGTAGCGCCACTGTGTGCGGAGAGCAAAGTCAGCTGACCGCCATTCTTATCGCCGGCGCCGTTCAGATAATAATCAACGTCAATTGTCAGCGTAGTTTTGTTAAAGTCGTCACCGTTCTGTGTATACAGTTCCGCGACAATATGCCCGTTTTCAATGAAGTAGAAAGGGATGCTAAAAGGGCCAGTGCTGGTTGATAGCTGATACTCAACCGATGAAGTGTCGTTCTCGACCATCATCTACTCCAAAACAGTTCGACATGGTGGCATTGTCAGAATCGTTTTGAAGCTGGGCAAAAGTAAGGCCGCAATATGCGGCCCTGAGGGGTTATTTCTCGGTGTTTTCCGATGCTTTGGCTGCGACAGCATCATCAATTTTTTTCTGGAAGTAGGCCCGGATTGACTTGTAACCGCCCGCTACCAGATATAGAGCCGATACCACTACGCTGAAGTAAAGTAAGCCCGTTTGCACGTTCGTCATTTTGTCTCCTGTCTTTTCTGTTCAATCTGGCGAATACCAGCCAGCTGGTTATTTGCTTTTTCAATAGCAGCAAGTAATGGGGTTATCCATAAAACAGCCTGGCAATATGTCAGTTCGCCGGCGGTAATGGTGCCAGTACTGGGCTTGTCAGATCCGTCGGTATTGGCGTGCACTGCGCTGGAACGTAAACTGTTCGTGTATTCGAGCAGCCCACCAGAAACGTCAGCAGGAACAGGCATATCACACGTTTTTTCGCGCTTGAGAATCGTTCGATATTCAATGGTTTTTTCCTCTGTACCGGCATCTACCGCCCTGTTTTTTTCCTGGACATCGCCGCTTATAGTTTGAAAAGCAGCGATATTATCCGCCTGTATTTGGATAACCCTTGCCTGCAGCGTCACCTGACTTTCAGCCGTTTCAGCTCTCCTGGATGCCGAGCTATATCGATAGCCCAGCCCTGCGGCGATTGTGAGCCCAATGATAAGAAGAAGCATAATAACTGCCGCGGCGATGGATTCTGGTTTCACTTATCGATCCCCCAACATGTCAAGGCGCTTTCCTGGTCACGTCGCTCAACCTGACCGTAGCAACCTTTCTTCTGGCCTTTGGTGAGGCGGCAGTCACGGCCACCATCAAAGATCCAACGACGAATTTCAGAGCACGCCCCTTTACGGTCGCCCGCATTCAGCTTGCGGTAGAACGTGCTGGGGAAACATTTCCCCGGCCCGATGTTGTACGGGCAGAAGCTGGCGATACCAACTTTCTGTGGTGCCGTCAGCGGGACTCTGATGTTCTGGTCAACCCATGCCAGGGCCTTGTTACGTTCAATAGCGTTCACCTGGTCGCATTTGGCCTGCGTCAACTTCACCCCCTTCGTTACTGGCTTGCCGTCAATGCGGGTTGCCCCCCGACAAATAGTCCAGACACCAGACCCGTCAAGGTATGCAGTTAGACTGTTGCCCTCTTTCTCGTTCAAGAACTGATCCATGAGCGTTGGCGCGGATGCACCGGCGGCAATTAGCGCCAGCATGGCTGCACTGAGCTTTGCTTTGGTCAAAGCCATATTATTCTTCCGAGAACTTGCCGCGGCGATACGCGAGCCATTTGAAGTAGATATTTACGAGAAAGGTCAAAGCGGTGAACACCAAGCTGCCAATGACGCCAATAGCTGCCCACTGGCCGGGGGTGTATGAATCAAGCAGCTGCGAAAACCAATACGTAGCGCTGACTGTTGACGTCCCGTAGGTGATGACCTCGGAAACTCTGTGTGTCATTTTCATCGTTCCTTACCTCCCGGCCGGGATGGCTGATTTAAGTGGCAAGGAAGATTTTGATAGGGCCTCTCACACTGGGCAAAAGCTGATCATTTTTCAGGATTCATGAAATGAAACAGGTGCTATAGTGGTTTTGGGATTATCCCTATGGCAATGATTAAGGAATGACGAATGAAAAAAATAATTACTCTGTTACTGGTTGCGGTGTTTGGTGTGATGTCAGTTTCGGCGATGGCTTGCCCGAAAGGCACCCATCCGCATGGCGGAACGGGCTCCCACCATAAAGGTGGTACCTGCTCTTAATCAGGTTTCAGAAACTACACACAAGGAAAAACATGAAAAAATTATTCGCTGTGTTATTTGTTATGCTCTCTTTGGGATCTGTAACGCAGGCGTACGCCGGAAACTGCCAGCATCCTGACGATACCGCTGCTGACGGTTCACGTTGTGGTGGTCGTTCGGCTGACTCTCGCCCGGGCGGGCAGTAATGATAAAGCCCACCATGCGGTGGGCTTATTTATGCCGCAGTACATTTCACCACGCAGCACACCACTGTTTAAATATCAGGGTTTTCTCTTGTCAAATGTCAGATTATGTTTCTACCTATCACGAATTTTTAAGAGCATTACCATATGGAAATTTTTTGGGTTGTGGTGGGCGTTGTGGTTGTGATTTTGTACCTCATCAACCAGAACAAAACCAGAGTGACAAACAGAACTGAGATAACCAGAGATCGCAAGATAAAAACGGATGACGGCGAAATCAGCATACGTGAACGACAGGTTATAGACAGTGTATCAACCCAATACACTAAACCAAATACAGTGAACGTCGCACAGCCGGATTATGACAACGCGGTGATATCTGATTACTACAAACAACTAGCTAAGCAAAAAGCTATTGAGTCTCTAAGGCAAAACCAAACACAGCCTGTTGCATCAAGCAGACCTGTGGAGAAGATAGTCAACCCATTGCCAAGAGTTGAGCAGAAACAAATCACACCTAAAACCGAATCTGCGCCGGTGGAACACAGAAAAGTGTGTACCAGATGCAGTCGCAATCTACCGATGGATAAGTTCAGAAAGTCGAGCAAGTCCCATCATGATGGTTACACCACATGGTGCGCCCATTGTCTTGATGGCCCCAAAAACACTAGGCACACCAAATGGTGTCCAATTTGCGAGATCCGCCGCAAACGAACCAGTTACTATAAGAATGCTAACAATGCGGACGGATTGATGTCATGGTGTAAAAGTTGCTGGGATTCTTATCGAGGAAGAAGTTAAGCCCACCTAAGTGTGCTGATTATCTGTTATATTAAAAAGATACTTCTGTAATGGTGAATAATAATGAACCGTGAGTACAGCCAGGTAATATATCTCGCGATCGGTATTGCTATAGCAATCAGCTTTGTTACCGTTCTGAATGATGGGTTTTCACTGCTGAACATTCTGTGTGGCCCTTTTGCAGTAATCGGAACTGTTGCAGGATTATGTATCGCTTGGTATTCCACTATCGGCATCAATAAAATCCTGCAAAAATTTGGGTGCAGGGATTACTGATTATCGTCCCAACATAAACTGCGAAGGCGGGATAATAAAGTCGTTTCCCTGCTCTTCCTTCACGCGCTGCTGGTAGCGTTGCAAAGAGCCAGGTGACATCCATTCCCGCATCTGGTTCAGGATCAGGAAGTCCATCACCGGGCGCACCACATGCAGGTTCATGTACGGTGTGTGGTTTATCGCAAAGTTGAAGTAATCAGCGGCTTTTGCATCCCCCTGTTTCGTCAGTCCAAAAAGATTAACCAGTTGTGCTGCATCTGATGCAAACGGACCAGCCAGCGACGTCGCCGGGGTATTTCCGAACCGGTTGTACTCCCCAAAGAGGAAATCCCCCAGAATACCCAGCCCACCGCCCTGCGCCATGGCTGCTGTCCATGTACTGACATTGTCGGCAGGGCGCGGGGTCTGGCCCCTAAGCATCAGCTTCGTCTGCATGGAGAGATAACCGAACGCCGTCGCCCACAGGAAAAGCTGAGCAATGCCCATCAGCTCACCGTTTCCATTACGCATCGCCCGGATCAGAGCGTTATTGCGAAAAGTATTATTCTGGCTTAGTGAACCAAAATCATAACCACGCCCGTAGAGCTCTCGACCGATCGCGTTCTGCATAAAGCTGGCTGTAAAAGATTTAAACTGCCATGCAAATCGCAGCATTTCGCCATAGGCAGTACCTCGCTGCATACCCTGCTTCATGATCGACATTGTGCGCGCATCCGGTTCGTTCAGAGCTACACCAACGCGATCGAGTATATAACCGCGCACCTTATCGGAGAGAAGCTCACGAGCATATTCCACTGAACGATCATTGATTTTTATCCCGCGGTTGGTGAGGTAGTTCTCAATATCTGTTCGAGGTATATCTGCTACTCCGTCAGGAGTCATGTAGGCGTTACCGTCCGCTGCATGCAGTTTCATTTTGCTGAGTGCTGCCCACTCGTTTTCTTCAATGCCATGCATCGAGAGAACCCGGCGCAGTTCTTCCGGCACATCACCAAATGATTTTCCGGCGTGTGTACCCAGCCACTCAGAAACCATCATGCCAGTGCTGTAGCGACTGCTGTTAGTCCACCAACTCTGCAGGTTCAGCCGGAAATAATTTCGCATAGCCCTGTTAACTCTACCAGGCATCGAATTGTCAGCACTGAAGCGATAAATTAGCTCATCTTTCATCGCATCAGCATGTAACCCGATCGATTTAAGAACCTGCTGACGCTCCGCATTTTTCCAACGCGTTAACTGGACTTTATTGGCCGTAGCTTCCCAAACAGAGCCCAACATATTTCGTCCCTGATAGCGCATCTCCATAGTATTAGGCGACAATTACCCCGTCCGCATCGCGACAATTACTCTGGCCTGTTTGTAATCTGAGCGTCCTGTTTCTTCTTTCCAGGGAGAGGTTGTGACGCTGAATACCAGACAGGTCAGTTTTTACATGGCTCAACGTAATAAAGGTCTTACCCAGGAAGCCGCTGCGGCCACCACCGGCATCTCTGTTCGTTCCGGACGACGTATTGAAAAAGGGCAGTGGCAATCATCAGGTGAGCGACACTGGCGGACACGTCAGGATCCTCTGGAAGCGGTCTGGCTCAGTGATGTGCTTCCTTTACTCGCTTCCCGTCCGCAGATCTCGCCGACAACGGTTCTCGAATATCTGCAGGATAAATATCCGGGCCAGTATCCCGATAAGGTGCGCCGGACGCTGCAGCGCCGTATCCGTACCTGGAAAGCCTGCCACGGTGAGGAGCGGGAGATCATGTTCCGCCAGGAGCATCTACCGGGAATGCGGGCGCTGTCAGATTTTACCCAACTGAAAGGCACGGTTATCACCATTAACGGTAGCCCGCTGGAACACAAGCTCTTCCACTTCCGCCTTGAATGGAGTCGCTGGAGCTGGATGCGGGTTGTCACCGGTGGCGAGAGCTTCACCGCTCTCGCTGAAGGACTACAGGAGGCGCTGGGTCAGCTGGGTGGTGTACCAGCAGAACACCGTACAGACAGTCTGGCCGCAGCATGGAAAAACCTGAGCGAGGAAGACCACCGGGATCAAACAGCGCGCTATGCCGGGTTGTGTGAACACTACGGCATGACCCCCTCCCGCAATAACAGCGGACGGGGCCATGAGAATGGTTCAGTGGAGTCGGCTCACGGACACCTCAAGGAGCGTATACGGCAGGCCCTGCTGCTGCGTGGAAATAACGACTTCGGTTCCCTGAACGAGTATCGCCAGTTCGTTACACAGCAGGTGTTGCGCCATAACCAGCGCAATCAGGATCTGGTCCGTCAGGAGCTGGCACTTCTGAAGCCCCTTCCTCAGCGGCGGTGTGCTGACTACGAGGAGCTGTCTGTCCGGGTCAGCAGCAGTAGTACCATCAACGTCCGGCACGTTGTGTACAGCGTGCCATCCAGACTTATCGGACAGATGCTGAAGGTTCGTCTGTGGGATGACAGACTGAGTTGTTACGTTGGCAGCGATGAAGTTATGAGCTGTCAGCGGGTCCGGGCACCGAAAGGTAAACGGCGGGCCCGCAGTATCAACTTCCGGCACGTGATCGGTAGTCTTGTCATGAAACCCGGGGCGTTCTACCACGCCACACTGCGTAACGACATCCTGCCGGATGATGAATGGCGGCAGCTGTGGCAGCGGATGTGTTCACGTCTTGCCCCTCAGCTGGCCAGTCGCCTGATGGTTAACGCCCTGAAGCTGGCGGCAGAGCGGGAAGACATATCAGCGGTCGCGAAGGGGCTGAACCAGCTGCTGCTGGAGCCGGGAGAGCCGGATCTGCAGAAGCTGCTCAACTGGCTGGGCGTGAAAGATAAACGCCCGCTGCCGGACGGGAAACTGGTTCAGCACAGCCTGCAGGGTTATGACAACCTGATGCGTAAAGGAGGCCTGCAGTGACCGATATCCATACGCTTGAAAGGTTGCTCAGAAGGCTCCGTCTGACGCGCATAGCCACCGAGTGGCACAGCCAGGAGAAACGCGCGCTGGCCGAAGGGTGGACCCCTTCGCGTTATCTGCTGTCACTCTGCAGTGAAGAGGCGACGTACAGGGAAAGCGAACGGCTGCGGCGGTATATAAAGGATGCGCGGTTGCCAGTGGGGAAAACGCTGGCCGAATATGACTTCGGCCAGGTCCCGGAGCTGAATGCCGCACAGGTGCGTCAGCTGTGTGAAACGACGGACTGGGTGGACAGCGGGGAGAACGTCCTGCTGTTCGGTGCCAGCGGTCTGGGCAAGAGCCACCTTGCCGCAGCGATCGCGGACGGAGTAGTGAGCCAGGGCCACCGGGTCCGGTTCTACAGCGCCGGCGAGTTGCTGCAGGAGCTGCGTAAAGCCCGGTCGTTGCTGAGGCTGAACGAGATGCTTCTGAAGCTGGATCGCTACCGGGTGATAGTGATAGACGACCTGGGCTATGTCAAACGGGATAACGCGGAAACGGGTGTGCTGTTCGAACTTATCGCGCACCGTTACGAAAGAGGAAGCCTGATCATCACAAGTAACCATCCGTTCAGCACGTGGGGCAGCATCTTCGTGGACGAAACAATGGCGGTGGCAGCGGCCGACAGGCTGATCCACCACGGGTATATCTTCGAAGTTACAGGAGAAAGTTACAGAAAGAAAACATCAAAAGCAGTCACCCAGCAGTCAGCTAAGAAATAACTCAAAGGCGGCCAGAGTAGTTGACGCGTACCGGCCAAGGTAGTTGACGTCTAATACCATAGCCTGGGTAGCGATATCATTGAATGATGAAATCATTGAACCGCCGAGCTTCATCATGGTTTCTATCGCGCGGGTTGTTGCTGCGACCCTGGCGAGCGCGGCATTACCGGGAATGTTGGTTTGCCCGGTGATTTCCTTTAACTGATTGGTCAAAGATGTGTTTCGTTTCTGGCGGAATTTATTCAACGCATTATCATCTTTCGTGGCTTTGTAGCGCTGTTCGATCCGGTCAGCAAGCTCATTAAACATGTTTTCCGGATTGGTCCCCATACGCCGCATCAGTCCGGTAGTTTCAGCTGAATGAATAAGACCGCTCCCCACGGCTTCACGCAAGTTACCCACGCCAAATTTATCGTTGTAGCGGTACCACGACAGCCCATCTTTGAAATGCAATACGCGTTCCTGGCTCGCCCGGCGCGCAACGTTGGTGCTACCGCCTTTAAAACCCGTCATCCAGTCCGGGCGGTCAGTACGTAAATGGACACCGGAAGACAGCCCCACGTAAACGTTATGCAAAAAATCGTCGATGACCGCCTGTGATGGCGACAGTCCGCCCGGCACCGCCGGATCAAAACGCGGGATCCGCCCGGCGACGCTCACCCACTCGCCGCCGTCATTCCGGAAACCAACGATATCACCGAGATCGATATCCTGCCCGTTAGCCAGCAAATCACCATTGCGGAAATTCGCCCGCACCACCTGCCCGTTACCGCGCATGAGATCGACATTTTCGCTGACAATACCTTTGATATAAAAACGTCCATCAGCACGCTGCGCCAGCGCTCCCACATTTTCAGGTTTCAGTGGTTTGGCCGGGCGGGCACGTCCGTAAATCTGGTCTTCCGTCATCACCGCCGCTTTTCGAACGGTCACACCGTTTTGACCATTAACGTCCAGACCTTCGAAAGTCCGAAGGTCAAGCTCCGGAAGGATGGCATCACGCCAGGCCTCAAAGCCTGCGGTTCGAATTTTATGGATATCGTGAGACTGGCGGGCAATATAGCCGGGCAATTTGCCAATCGACGCGCCAGCACGGTTTGCATCGATGCGGGCTTTTTCCTGCCACTTCTCCAGCACGCGGGCAATTTTGATTGCGTCTTCCGGGATATGCCCCACATCAAGGTTGTTACCCAACCGCCACATAGCATCAGCAATATTCTGATCCAGTGAGCCATTAGCAAAAACAGGTAAAACGCCCTGCGCTTCCAGATCATTGGCAAGACCGGAAATGTAGTGATCGCGCAGCTGTCGCATGTTATTAAACGCACTGTCGCGGGAACCGGCCACAGCCTCATTGCGCCCCACCATGATAGCGGACAAGGCGAGATCAGGGCGTTCACCGAAGGCATCAATACGCTGAAGGTTCTCATGCATGAGGCGCAGATTGATAACCCGGTTTCGCGCTTCGATGTGCTTCGCCAGCGCATCATCACGCGCCACTTCATCAGCAGCACGGAGAGCGGCTTCCTCCAGGGATAACCCCTGATTTTCTGCCCGTATACGCGCGACAGTAGATTCCATACGGGTAACCAGATCCAGCATCTCATCCTCACCGAGCTGGCGCCCGGCCGCCGTGTTTACTGCCTGCTCGCAGGCTGTCAGAAATTCACCCTGTGCCATTAGATGGCTCTCCTCAACATACAGGCAGCAAATGCGCGTGCAGCCTGAGCAAAACTCATATCCCCGGCCCCAGCCTGAATTTCGGCAAGGTGGGCGTTTATTTCTGCCTGATTTTCCAGTCCATTAAAATGCGCCTGGGCTAGTTCCATTTCAGACTGCAGGTCTTCCTGCGCTGCCCGCAGTTCGTCATCTCCGCGCTGCTGGATAGTTTGTTCTGCATCTGTGCTGGCTGCACGTGCGGCCGCATCAGAATGCCGCTGGTTATCAGCCTGCATCTTCAGGCGATTCAGTGCAGCGCTACGTTCCGCCGGATCTGCAAGACGGAAAAAATCCTCAATATCAGGATTGTAACCGTCTACTGCCTGGCGAATCGCAGACCTCAGTGCATTCTGGCGAACAAAGATATTCGCATCGCTGAAACGCTCAGACGCAGTTCTTACACCGCCAGCCAGCGGAGAAACCTGCAACCCTTGTTTGATCTGCCCGGCCCTGGCTTCAATCAGACTTGCCAGATCATCCGGAATTTCCCCACGCTCAAGCTGGCGTAATTTGCCGCGCGAGATTTCCGCGTCCCGGTTGGCAGAAATTTCTTCGCGTAACCGTGCTGTCGATTCCTCAGTGTTCTGGCGGATTTGCTCAATATCTTTTCGTGCACGTGCTTCCGCCTGTTTGCGGCTCATGCGCTGGCCCTGATACTGTTTTGCCAGGTCACGGAATTTCTGATCTGACTGCTGCAACGAGACTTCATTTTCGGCAATCTGCCGGTTGATGTCGGCAATGCGGGGCGACTGCCCGTCAAGCTGCCCGGAGAGAGAATCACGATAGGGCTGAATAGTTTCGTTCCATGCACGCTGCCAGGCATAATCATCAAGGCCAGTGTTAATGGTTCGGGCCAGGTCAGTCTGTGCGTCGGCAAAACTGTCACGCAATACAGGGGGGTTGTCCGGGGTGAGCCCAGCGGCATTAACGATATCCGCCTGCCCTTCTGGCGCAGCGTCAGAAACCGACTGCGGGTTATCCTGCTGTAAACGCTGCTGACGCCTTGCGGCTATTGAATCACGAATGGCACCGCCAAAGGCATGCAGTCCACCGCCGGCTATCGTGTTCATGAAGAAATTTTCCACCGCCTGGCCGAGGGTGTAATCATCACCTTCAGACGCTGACGCCAGGGCATTAATAGGTTCAGCAACCAGAGACTGGACGGCGCCAGCGCTGGCACCCTGTACAAATCTCTGAGCAAACCTACCGGCGACGCTGGCGGCTTTCACCTCTCCTAGCCCGGGAATAAACCCCAGCGCAAGGTTGCCAGGATCTGTCATTGCTCCAGCGAGCCCGGCTGTAAAAACAAGAGGTGTTGCCACACCGGAAGGCGCGGACTGCAATATTGCTCTCCGCTCCTGCGTCGCCCGGCTTGTCTCGGTTACATGGTCCAGATACGCCTGTGTTACACCCTGTTCGGGTAGTTTGATATTTTTGATGCCCAGAGAGTCAAACTTTTGCTGAGCCGTCTGCTGATCTACTAAAGGAGATGTTGGATCATTAGCATAAGCCTCGGATTCAAAAAACCGACTTCCAGCGTTGGCTGGTCCTGAGCGCATTCCTTCAGAAAAAGCAGCACCCAAAGCCTGACCCAATCCGCTTTCAAAGTTACTACCTGGCTGCTGCAGGCCTGAACCTGCGTCACCATCATCAACGAATATTGGCATTGGTGTCCCTCATTCCTTCAGAAAAGGATGGGCCGCTTTGCGACTGGCCGCCGTACGTTTCACGTAATCCCTGAAGATTCTGCGCTCGCGCATCTCTTTCAGTCCCTGGAGTATACGTTGTCTCCCGGGATGCGAATTTTTTAACGCTCTGCCACCAGGATGGGTCAGCTTTCGCCATTTTGTCGAGATCCGCAAAGCTAACGGTAATCGGATTTCCACTGGCGTCATTCTGTACGTTATTGCCCAGATACAGCACCAGACCGGTATCATCCGAGTTATTTACCCAGTGGGCGTTATTTTTTACCTCATAAAGCGTTTGTGATTTGGTGAATTCGTCGGGCGTGTTACTCCCGAAATTAAGAGGCTGAAGCTGATCTGCGGTCAGCTTATCTTTAAACAGGCTGGCACCGCGGGCGATGTAATCTGGTTGATAGCCAAGATAAGTTGGAACGCGATATGTATCGTTGACAGTGTATTGACTGGTGAACATATCGGCAGCAGCCTGCTTTGCCGCAGCGCCTGCATCCATTCCACGTAATAAGTTGATCATCGTCAGCCGCTGCCCCTGTTCGTCAAGCGTTGACCAGCTTCCTGCACCGCCGGGCTGCACAAGCATCGTCTGACGGAAATCTGCAGACGCATCGGCCCATTCTTGCACAACGGAGGTGTCTGCTCCCTTTCCATTTTTTGCAACGACTGACTCCTTCAGGGCTGATGTTGGTGTGTTTCTTTCCTGCCACAACGGTACACTTGCCCGCGGATTTCCAGCTGATAATGCACCAACCAGAGGACCATTTTTACTTTGCCCCATAATCTGTCGGCCAACCGCCTGCGAATATGGCCCAAACGTGTTCAGCTGCTGCCTGATGGATTCAACCGTTGTTTCTTTGTTGTTGTTAAATCCTTCAGCCATAGCCTGCGCTATCGAGTCAGGCAGCACCTTCTGACTGCTAATACCGAATCGGTTTTTCTCTGACTGCACCGAAGCAATAAATGACTGTGCCATAGCAGGATCGGCGGGGTTTTGTTGCCATGAGTTATATGCCTGCTGCACAAGTGGCGAGTTTTTCATAAACCACGCGCCGGGATCACTTTTGCGCTGTTGAGTAACCTGCTGCAACTGGGCGGTAGCTTTCTGGTATAAAGACAACTTGCGATCAAAGTCAGGGTCATTAGGTTGCGGGTAAAGCGCCTGAACGCTCTGCTGCGCCATCGCGACGGGTTGGGTCATTATCGTGTTATATGTCGGCACCAGCGCTTTTGTCGCTTCATACTCATCATACTGGCGGTTGTATTGTTCAAGCTGCGGCGCTGTTGCTCCCTGCGGCAGATATGAGAGATATTCCTGGCGAGTGACGTCACGTGTGGGCATGATCCCGTTCTGCATCTGAGCCATATTATTTTGCATGGTGTCCTGCAGGTTCTGCATGCCGTATGCGCGCTGCCGGTTTACTTCAGCGGATACCTGACCTAAAAACTGGCTCTTCTGCTCCGGACTCGCATTCTGATACCAAGGCATTTTCTGGATCTGCGATATCTCAGCTTCCGGCGGCAAAGACTGAGCACGGCTTAAAACATTCATGGTGTAATTGCGGGTTTCGCTAAAAGGTATCCCGGCAATAAACTGATCGCTGGAAATATCCCCTTTATTGGGATCCCCTAAACGAAGGAGTGCCGGATTTTTTCCGGTTTTATTCGTACCGTTAATCCAGTCATCTACCGCACCCGGCCCGGCGTTATATGCAGCTACCGCGAGTGCCTGGTTACCCCCGTATTTTTTGGTAAGATCCTGGTGATATAGCTCACCTATCTGCATGTTGTAACTGGCGTCAGACATAAAGCGTTGTGGGTCCCACTGCATGCCATGTTTTTTGGCCGTTTCTTCAGCTGTTGCTGGGAGGACCTGCGCTATCCCCATGGCGCCAGCCGGCGAGGTAAGCGTCTGACCATTGCCATTAAACTGCCGGCCGCCAGATTCCGCTGGAATCATCGCTGAGAAAACTTTGTCAGATGAAAGGTCGCCAGGGGTAAAAGTCGTTGGAGAGGTAAGTTGTTTTGTCCGCCAGTCTGCAATATATGCCTGCGTGGCGTTCTGAGACATCTGCTGATCAAGTCTGGCTATCCGGCCGTTTACTTCATCATCAGATTGTCCATTTGCGGCACCGTAGGTCCGGATAGCATCAATTGCCTTTGCCCTGGTAACGGCATAGTTTCCCGGGTCGCTGCGATAAGTTTCGGCATCATTCACAGCCATCTGTAGACGTCCATCCAGTTGCCCGCGGCTGTAGTCCTGAAATTGCTGATATTCATGCGAATCGGCAGAACTCTGCAGCTGCAGGCGTGTTGCCGCTACCTGCCTGTTCCAGTCATCTCTCCTGCCTTCTGGTATGGTCTGCCCCAGTGTGCCGACGGCCTGATCAAATTGCTGTAGGGCATCATCAGAAGAGCCAATAGCATTTTGCCCTTGCTTCTGGCTAACCTGGTTAAAAAGGTTGTATTTGATGGTGTCCAGTTTCAGTGCGCCGTCCTGTAAAGCCGTGTCTGAAACCTGTCGCGTAATAGACGCTGTTGCCCTGGCGGCGGCATCCGCACCAGCATTCAGCATTTGCTGATCGGTTGTGTTATTGGGTAAGTCTACCGGCCCGGCGCCAATCCCTTGTGTCGTCACCTGACGATCGTAAAAAGGTAAGTTAGGCATTTTTGCGTCCTATTTCTGTCCGTATTTTGCGCCAAGGAACGTGCTACCAATCTGCGCGCCCGCGCCCAAGAACCCCAGCAAACCCGGTCGAGCAGCTTTAGACTGCTGACGCATGGCACCAGCCTCATTCTTCAGTGCATCAGACTGGAGAATGCCCTCGTTAGCTACCGCGTTCGCATCCTCCAGGATGTTAAGCGCGGTCTGCCGGCGCAGCAGCGCATTAGTGCCGCCAAAGCCGGTACCGCTCGCAGCAATACGCGCATCCTGCTCTCCCTGGAACTGGGCGCCACGACGGCGAATGAGCGCCGACTGCTGGCCTGTGTTTAAAATAGTCTGGTTTGCTTGCTGGTCGAGCAGCTGCGCGTTGGTGTTCAGGTTACTGGATTGCTGACGCGTGCTACTTAATGATGAGAATGCATTTAACGCAGAGCTTGAGGTTTGCGCTATTGGTACTGCATTATTTTTGAAACTGTCGCCGACCGTCTGCCAGTTTACAGAATCCATAGATCACCTCGTTATCGCCCACAGGGAAGAACTCTCTCCCCTGTGGTTAAATTTCTTCAGATGCCCCTCACATCGCATACCCAGCATCGCCAGCATTCTTTCGCCTTCCGGGAATGTGGTGCTGGCCTCGATGCGGTGATAATTCGCCAGCGCCCGGTGTAATTCCCGGCGCGTTGCCCTGAATATCTCCGGCCAGAGGTGAGTAATCCCGGCCGAAATCATCATCCAGGCGTACCCTATGCCGGAGTCAAATACCAGTCCGTACTTTTCCGCGGGTACGATGCCGCCTATAGCCACAGGCTGGTCATTGTGCAGACAGGTAAACGCGCCGACACTGGCGATGTTCACGGCGTGCTGTTCAGTCCTGATACTGCCGACCTGATGTGGTTGCGGCGTAATGGCTACCAGGTGCCAGGGCTCAAACGGAACGACCATCAGCCACCCAGCAACGTCTTCTGGCCTGAAGTATTAGCGGCGGTTCCCGAAGCTCCAGTAACGTTGCTTTGATTCCCCTGCCGCTGCCGGCGGCGCAGCAGGTCATCGGATTCAGCAACTGAAGCATCCTGCGTAACCTGCGCCGATGGCTTTATGACGCTTCCTTTTTTATTTGCGCTGGAGATAGCTGAATAAGTTCCTGCACCAGCCGACAGAACAGCGGCACCAGCAGCCCATGATGCCGGGTCAGTTTCCAGTGTGAATTTGCGTTTAAACAGCATGATCACCTCACGATTGAAAATAACCTGGCGTCACAGCCAGGCTTATAATTTCGGATAATAGCGTCCTGCTGGTAACTGAGCATTTTTGCAACGCGGGCAGACAGGTTATCGGCGCAGATACATTCCACTCGATAATTTTCGGATAACGCTATTTCGGTAAATCGCAGTGCAGCACGGAAAATATGAACTGGGAACTGTTCTGCACCTGGTACGGTATGTAACCAGAGTCTGACCCGGCCCGGGGCTAACTGAATGGCGCCACCAGCGGCAAGTGTTTTTTCCCCGTATTCCATCGCAAACGATGGGAAAGATACCAGCGACGCAACAGCCTCCGGCGGTAATGAGTCCGGGAATATTTCATTAAGGTGGAACTCCTCAAGATGGACGATTACAGGCTCAGTCATCTTCCATTTCTCCTACTGGATCGATGCTGACAATGGTCATTGGCTGCGGCAGGTCCTGCACGATACGGATGCTTCCATTCTCATTAAACTCGCCAGGCCACGGAACGGTAACTACGCCATTAAACAGAGGCGGCGCCTCATCCATATTGTCTGAGTAGTCTCGCGCGCGAAGCTTATCCAGATATTTTCCGCCCTCATCGCCGAACTTACCGCCTAGCGTATCGATAAAACGCAGTCGTGCTTTGGCAAAGCGTTTAATACCCCCTTCCAGAGGCAAGGTGATAATTTCAGCCGCATTATTGATTCCGACGTGAACAACAGATGATGGCCAGTCCAGCGTGATGCTGCCTCCGCTTACCGTTCGCGATGCGTGCGTGGCGCCGTCGGTCACGACTGCCACCGTCTGCCCTTCCAGAAACCCCAGCCCGGAAATGACCGTTGTCGCAACACCGTTGTATGTCGCCATACAATCCAGCACTCGCGCCCATTCCTGGGTGATAAACGCGCTGTCATATTCCTGCAGCATATATTCCAGATAGCGCACCGTTGCACCGTTTATGGTTCGTCTAACAACCATCCATAGCTCATCGCGTCCGCCATCGATATCCGGAATGACCTTAATACTTTCCACCGCACCTCCGGTAGCATGCTCATGCCAGCCGGTGATGTTTTGCTCTGCGTCATAGGTCAGTCCCAGCAGTTTGCCTTCTTCCAGCAACACCCAAAGGATCCGGTTGGGCTCCTGCTGATACGCCAGAGCAATTATTTCAGACGTAAACAGATGGGGGGCCAGAATGCAGGAATTGGTTGCTGAAAACGAGTCACTGCCTGAATCATAGGCGGCAATCATCACCTTGCGCCCAGCACGCTGCACAAACGCAACTCGATCAAAAAGGCGCTCTGCCTGCACTTCGTTGCTGCCGATCGTACTGTTCAGCTCAACCTTTGTATTACCCGCGCCAAAAACGGAAGTCAGACTTTGCTCGCCATAGGAGAATTCATACCCGGCAGTGCCGATAAATATTTTCCCTGCGGAGGCGACCAGCCATTGCATGGTGTCCTGAGTATCATCAATGCGATCATTAATCGAATCATCGCTTTCTGCCTCATAGCCATTTGTCATTGGGCTGAAGTTCTGCAGATCACCAGCGACACTGGACCATATTTTTTGTCGGCCAGCGAAGACCAGGCGTCCCCGGAAAAATGCCGCAAACTGGGGGTAGCGGAGAACATCAGACCAGTCACCGAAAGCGTATTTATACGTTTTCCCAACTGTGTTTCTGACGCTGGGTGGTAGTTCAGTGACGATCTTACCGGTTGCGGATGTGGCACTATTGACCGCTGTTATCTCAATGATCCCCCAGCCACCGCCTGAATATCGCCAGAGCGACGCATCACCACCGCTTCCATCCCTGTGGGCGCCAGCTGTCCATGTAGGCTGCGTATTACCGGTCTTGGTGCCGTCCATGTCTTCGTAATATTTCCCATCTGAACGGCAGAAAACACCGGCGGAGAAAGTTTCTGATGTGCCAGCAGCCCAGGCGGGTATGTAACCGCTATGACCGGTATCATCATCCACTGCATCAGTGCTGGCTTCGATGTAAAAAAGACACCCTACATGCGCAGTCTGAAAAATATCTGTGTTGGCAGTGATGTTACACAGGCTTGTAGTGGTTGGGGTGCCATCAGGCAAATCGTTTCCATCCTCAGACCAGATCCTGAACTGGTCGGTGTAAACGACGCTGGATTTGTCAGAATTAATATCAGCGAATGGGCCACCGGAAAAACTGGCCTCTGCCAGGCTCCAGTTGGTATTAGTGTTTCGCGTCAGCTTATAAACAGGGTAATTTCCATTTGTGCAGGTTATGTAAATCACGTCTGCTGACTGCTGCAGAGACAGGCCAAATTTCCCGTTACGGGTCAGATCATCAGCTCCCCACGGCGTATCAATTTCAAGAATATTGTTATCGCCATCCAGCAGTTGCGCATGGTTGTACCAGAACCGGATGTATCCAGGGCCAAACTCCAGGATAAAAGCCTCCGTCGTACTAAACTGAAATGATGCTAACCAGACTCGGTCGCTGCTGTTTTTTACTGAACCGGCGTATTGCGTCCCGCCGCGGCGACGCGCGGGCCCCTGCGGTAGCGGTATGAAGTTTTTCATGTACTTGACGGCGCTGGCCCACTTATCAAAATCTACTTGCCCATACATCACAGGCGAAAGTATTCCAGCATTAAAGCTGCGCTTTATAGGGCGGATTTTTGCCATTACAAACGAGCCTCCATCCAGGTTGAAGGTGGGAATTTCTCACTAGGCTTTTCTATGGCGTTTACGCGAATGGCTCCTGCGATGATCATCTGGAACTGCTGCAACAGCGATTCAACCAGCGTATCCTTGCCGGTCACCGCTTTACAGGAGCGAACTGCCAGCATACAAGCCAGCGCATCAACAAAGGTGGAGTCGAATTGTGATGCATCGGTTACTCTGGCCCGATAGCGCAAGCTAAGCGGTGGCTGTAGATCCGTCAGCAATTCCCGCCCCTCGATGCGATATTCAGCCGTGACCAGGCGGGGATCGTATTCAGAGAAATCACACCCGTAATATCTGTCCCCCACCGATACCAGTACCATTAAATCAACGGGCAGCTGGTAAGCGTATTGATAGTCGATGACAGGCGTTTTGTTTAACGGGGTGAGCTGGACGCTGCGGGCGCAAAAATTCCAGGCATATTCGCGCTGTAGCTTTTCGAGGATAGGGTTGTAAATCAGGTTCATCACGCGCGTGTTTTTATCCTGCTCATCACGATCCATGAGATGGTCGGATCCCAGGAAGGAAACCAGCGCCAGATTCATGATATCTGTCTGACCGGTCATCATAATACCTCATAAAAAAGCAGGGGCCGCAGCCCCTGAAAACGCACTCACTCCACCCAAATTAAGCAATGCTGAGATTAAGCGCGGCGAACTCAACGTTATTAGCGTAAGAGCGCCACGTCTGTGCATCTTTCGTTATGAAGGCATCTAATGCGCCAGCGGTGAACGGGCCTGTAGCGACCGTATATTGCAGGCTTAAAAAGCGTTTATAATTGGCCGAAGGCAGCGCCACCACGACAACCGGTTTACCTGCGACGAGACTGCCCAGCGCTTTCGCTGGAGTAGAAAAAATAACGGTTGGTGTATCGCTTTTGTCCTCGTTGGCATAAGCGCGTAACTCAATCGCAAGCGTAGCCGCCCCTGCGGCCGCGAATGTCACCGACGGAGTCACAACCAGAAAAGTCGGCTCGCCAGCGCCAGCATCGATCACAGTGTTGTAATCGAATGCCGGGTTAAAATCGATGATGTTCGTGCTGGCCGCTGAGGCGGTGATCGCCTGAGAGTCAGAAAATTCAAGCTGGGCATCAACAAACATGGTTATCTCCTGAAAAAGTAAACCGGAAAATCGCCCCGTTAAGAGGCGACGACCTGAGCTTCCCCGATTTTTAACTGGTCAACCCGGCGCACCGGGACTTCGCCAAAGAACATCACACGACGTCCGCCAGCCATTTCCATTGTCAGGGTTGAGTTTTTCACGGCATCAACCAACTGCAGACGCAGCATCGCGCGCAGTGTGCGGTTCATGTAATAAGCCGGGCTTACACCAACCAGTGACTGGATACGCTCTTCCGCGATAGCCATCAGTTTGATGAGGTTTGCACCCGCATTAGCGTTAGTACGCAGAGCGGTAACATCAATGTTGGCGATGCGTACGACGTAGCGCCAGTCGTGCAGCGCAATACCGAGATCCCAGGTATAGAGGTCCATCAGCGCCCGGAAGCGGTTGCCATCATCATCAAAGGCGTCGCCCTCGCCCAAATCACGATGAGTCAGACCGGCTTTTGAACCTTTCGGGAAAATTCCGTAGACCTTGTCAGGCGCCCATCCGATGAGATAAATCGAAGTGAGATTCGCACCAGTACCGCCGGCGTCGATGATGTTGTCGGCATTAGGCGCAGACAAATCGCTGAAGCGTGGAGCAATGCCCAGGAATGCCTCCGGTTGCCCAACAAGCGTACCGTTAAGCATCTGGAATTGAGCCTTCTGGTTCATCGCTTCCATGAACGGTTTAGACTGGTTGAAGCGAAAACCTGCCGTATTACCATTCAGCGCAGCAACCCGAACATCAACCTGAGAGCGGGCTTCAAGAAGACCGGTAGTCTCATCTACCTGCGCGGTAGTTGCCTTGCTTTCCGGAATACCTTTGTTCAGCTTGCGCCAGTACACAGCAGGTAAACCAGTACGGGTTGTGATGCGCGTTCCGGTCGGCAGGTTGCCTTCATAAAACGGGCAATCCCAGAGCATTTCGTTGTCCTGATCCAGAACCTCCGCGACATTCGCAGAAGTGCCATCAGGATCAAGCAATTTCGCTGCGTCCCAGAGAGTCGGTAAGCCGGTAAGTGTTGGCATTTAAAACTCCTTATTGCATGTTCGGCCACATGCGGTGGGCAATGTCTTTTTCTGCTGCATTACCCGTCGCTGCGGCTGTAACTGTTTTGTCTTCACCTAGCGCTTTACCGATCGCCAGGACTGCATTCACAAGGTCTGGGTCATTGAGTAATCCCGCAGTGTTGAATTTTTCAATCACAGCATCGGGGAAAAATCGCTGCACGGCGTTCTGGAGGATCGCTGTATTTGCCTCAACTTCACTTCCCCAGGACTTGATAACCTTTTCCCGGTTAGCAGCATTTTGATTAGCAATATTTTCCTGGGCACTTTTTTGTTGTTCGGCTGCATATTCGTTAAATTTATTAATTACGGTTTCAGCCTGCTTTTTATTGAGCCCGCTTTCATGCATCCAACCCAGGGCCGTATTTAAAAATGTCCCATCGCTGCCTTCCGGTGATTTAATACCGTAGTCTTCGATTTTTTCCGGGCGGCCCAGTTTCGCGTATAGATCCTGCCAGCCTTTTTCGTCGCCATCGTCAGGCAATTTTTCAATAAACGCCGCGGGCGCCTGCTGTTGACCCTGTTGCTGCGGTTGTTGTCCCTGTTGCTGCCCTGCAGGTTCGCCGGGGTTGAGAAGACTGGCCGGGGTCTGTTGCTCTTGTTGCCCCTGTTGCTGTTCTTCATTTCCGGTAACCGGCGCGCCACCTTCACCACCTTCGCCCGCCACATTCATCAGACGGCGCAGGATTAAGCGTTCAAACAGATTCATTGTTGTCGTCCTCGTTAAGTTCGTTCATCTCTTCGGCGATCATTGCGGCAATATCAGATTGCGACAGGCCGAGATAGTGGTTTATGTGCAGGAAAACTTCCCGACGGCCTTCCGAAACAAATACGGCGTATGGGTCGGTTTGCTGGGTCGTTGGTGAAATAGCGACGCTGGAAGAATTGACGTGACAGAGTTTTGCCAGTAGTCGGATGACAACTTTTTGTTCCGGCGTCATGTTCCCCGGGGTGCCAAAGACTGACTGGAAAGCCCGCGCACGGTTCAGCGTGAGCCACAGACTTTTTATACGGTTCATCATTATCCCTGTAACGCTGGTGACGGCGCAGGTGTCTGCGCTATCTGATTGGCCTGGGCGAAATCTTTAGCTGCGGTTGCAGCCACCGGCGCGGCAGCAAGAAGCTGCTGTAATTGCAGTTGCTGCTGATCTGCAGCATCCTGCGCAGCCATTTCATCTTCGGTTTTAATCACCTGTAGCGGTGCACCACTGGCTTTAGCAATAAAGCGCAATGCAGCATCGCCATTCAGGGTGCGGGCGATATTCTGATCAAACTGTCCGATAGTGCCGGCAGCATTAACGACGTTCATAATCCCGCTCGCTTCTTCACTCATCTGCAGGCGCACCAGCGGGCTGGTGTATTCGATATCGTATTCGCCACCAATTTCTTTCAGTTGTTCGGGTGGTTCGGGCAGCAGTCCGTTCTGATAAGCAATGTCAATTTCCCGCAGGATAAGAGTCCCCAGAAACTCGGCCTGAATACGCCCGGCGGTCGGCGCCAGCAGCTGACCTTTTTCCTGCGCACGCAGCATCGCTTCTGTTGCAGTCATTTGCGGGTTATCAACGAGGATCTGGAAAAGCGTGATAAAAAAACCGTCGTTGATTGTCTGTCGTTTCTGCTCTGCCAGCGTCATCGCCACGCTAAAATCAGTCGCAGTATTCAGAGGCAAGGCAAGTGGTTTACCGTCCCGGTTCATTCCGCCGAAGTTCAGCGCGCCAGGCATCATTTTGAACGGTTGCAGAATGCCGTCTTCCGGTAACAGCATCGGCGGGCGCACGGCCATTTGCGCACCCTCGATAATGGCACGGTTGATTTCGTTCAGCAGCTTAATATCAGGTAGAACAACCATTGCAGGAGAGCGGCCATATACCTCACCAGGTGCGGTGTAATAACGGCTGATTGCGTAGGGTTGCGACCAGTAGCCGCCCTCCTGCACAATCTTGCTTCCCTCCATGCAAATATGCACAGACCGGAATGGCATGCCCTCTTTATCTTGCCGTGACATGTCACGTTTATCATTGGGTTCGACGCGGTGCAGGAAGTTAAATTGCTTTGAAGGGTCGCTCTTCGCGGTCGTTCTTACCTGTTGAGGGAGATTTTCTTCGCCAAATTGCTGAATAGCCTGACGGGCGGTCATGCAATATTTACGGTGGACAACATCGATCATCCCCTGGAAATTCTCAGTGAAATAAATTTCTCGTAGGTGATAAGTGCAATAACGCGGCCCTTTTCCGATCACGTTATCAACGAACGTGCAGCCGGTCCCAAATGCACCCGAGGAAATATAATGCTCATGAGATTGCGAGGCGAAATTAGCCCACGGCGCATAACGGAGACGGAAGAGAATATCGCGAACCTCCTGGAAATAACGCTGTACCTCTTCATCATTAGCGAATCTCTCATTGCTGAGAGTGTGCCATTTCTGTGTTCTCGGGGTGATAACTGATTCGATGGCCGCTCCGAATTTTTGCAACGCCAGCGCGCCGGTAGCATCTATCGCTTTCTCGGTACGTTTACCGCCCTTCTGCCTGGTCCCCTTGAACTCAGCACTGCGCGGTAGAATGCGCTCTGCTATTTCCTGCCAGTGCTGCTCGAATACGGAACGATCGGTTTCCATGCTTTTTTGCTCACGCAGTATCCGGCCGATACGCTCTGATTCATTTTCTTGTGTTTTTTGGTCTGACATCAGTTGTCCCCATACAGATCCCAGTCGGAATCAGCGTAAAACTGCTGGCTATGTCCAGGAGGGTTATAAGGATCGTAATTGGACTGGGCAAATTGCTGGGTTGTGTGGCGGTTGCCGCTACGCAAAGACTTACTGCCTACTGCACCATAACGGAATGAGTCTGCGCCGTGAGACGTCCAGTTATGCAGAGGGGTTGGCTTATACATTTTTCGAGTGTCGTCCCACTCTTTTTGATACTGTCCCAGAGCCTCCAGGCCTTTTTCGCATTTGGTTTTGTCGAACCAACAGGATCGCAGCATCATACGCACCTCGCTGATACCATCATCAACCGATGTGGCCGGCAGTACCTTGCAGCGTATCCCCAGCTTGCCCAGCGTCTCTTCGCGTGATGCTCCGGTGCTCAGTTCTCGTGCGCGGACATCGTGCGGGAAGAAATGACGCTCAGCATAGGTATACGGTTTCTCGCGCAATATTTTTACGTAGTGCTCCAGGCCAACGCCGGACGATTCGTAATAATCAATGACGCGTACCTCTTTGCCGATAAACTGATAAAACCAGATAGCCGTTGCGTCGCCAATGCCCAGGTCCCATGACGTGTAAACCTCATACTGGGGATCCCACGGCACATTCCCTATTTGCCCGGCCTTCTCCAGACCAACCAAAATCGATGAGTAATAAGCGCCGGGTATTGCAGCGTTCCAGTCACACATGTATTCCTGATTGAACAGAGCTTGCCCCTCTTCCTCCCCGCGCTCTGCCTGCATCTCGCGCAACTCCTGAGCGAGTGTTTCCGGTGGGATGTGCAGCGTAATATCGGCGCTTAAATGATCACAAAACCAGTTGTCAGGATCCTTTAACCCACCCTGGAACATTTTGTAGAAGTGGTTTTTCCCGCGTGGTGTGGAGACAAAAAAAGCCCAGCCGCCGTTATCAGCCAGTATCGGTCGCAAAAATGCCCACGCAGAGGGGTTACTTAGCGCCCATTCTGAGAACACAATCCCGACATGACCGGAACCAATTAGCGCGCCATAGTTGTCGCTGCCGACTGCCTGCCAGGTGGAACCGTTGATGAATTCGATCATCATCTCGTTATCGAGCGTTTTTCTTCTCAGTTCATGAGGAAAAGCCTCATCGATACGCAGACGCCCAGTTCTCGGGTTAACCGCCTTCCAGATAGCCTTTCTTACCTGGTTCGCCTGCGGCAGGCAGTGGGCATAGTTCCCTACACGCTCGAATGCCTTACATGCTGTCATGTGCAGGCTGAAATCGTCTTTCCCGTAACGGCGAGGCCAGCAAAGCGCCGCTCTTTTTTTTCCACCCTGAATTTCAGCCCATGCCCTTCGCTGATGTGGGCGTGGAGTCCAGTTGTTCGCCGGGAGAATAATTTCTGCCATTTATTCACTTCCTATTCACTCTACTGGATAAAATACCGGGGTTTTTCTCATTCAATCGATTAACCAGGCAATTTAAACGCCTGGCTATTCTTTCTCGTTGAAGTGCTTTACCTTGACGGTCATTTCCAGATCACCCTCAACAGATTTTTTCTCCACCAGCCCAAGCTCGCGGGCAATGATGTTGGCATTAAGCAGATCAGCGGCAGCGCCGGAAAATTTCTGCTCATAGATGAGGTCTTCCACTCGCGTAGTGATCGGGAGTAAATCTTTTTTCTTTGCGTATGCTTCCCACGTCTTCCGGTCTATATCGAGGAAAAGAAACAAGCCGCTAAGCGTCATAGCACGCATTTTCGGGAGTCTGGCTTTAGTGATTGTCCCCTGAAAACTAAATGCTTTGGTTTCCCACAGAGGGTTTTTTTCCACCCATTCGAAATATTCACAGCAGGCATCCCACAGCTTTTCAGGATCAGAGAACTTTGGGTTTCTCCCGTGCTTGCTGCGTGCCAGCCAGAATTTATTGCCCTTTGGCGCTGCCATATCTCATTACTCCGTGTTACGACGGGTGTATTTCCGCTTCTGCTGAATTTCTTCGGGATCGCTTTTTAGCTCTTCAATTTTTTCATCGTGTGGTTTTTCTTCCGGGTAAAGCGACAGGAATGCATCCACGACAGATGTGACAATGTCTTTAGCTGCCTGCGTTCCGTCCGAACCGCCGGGCCAGCCAAAATTTTTAGCCAGGACAGCGCCAGCACTTTTGACGATCTCCACCTGAATACTGGTGTCTAACTCATGCAGTTTTTTCACTGTTATCTTCCTCTTCATGGATGAGACCCATAGCGGCCATCAGCATTTTCATTTCAGGGGCGTCACCGTTTTTTACTGCGCGTAAAATTACACGGTCAGAATTGCCGTTCGCATAAGCAGCTGCGCCGTACATGGCTGTATTGAGGTGCGCTTTAAGAAAGCGGGCTTTCATCAGCTCCAGGAGTTTTTTGGCTTCTTCGTCGTTAAGGGTGATCATTGGTTTCTCCGTTCATGCTGCTTGCAGTGAGGCCACCAACTGAGATGGCCTCTTGATCTCTAGATTTGTTAGCAGTCTGCATCAGGCCTGGCGACTGCACGGCATGCCCACATACAGGCTTCCTGCATTTTGGTACGCGCGATTGACAGGCTACGCAGCGTTTGAGGGTCATGCTCTGGTTCGCTTTCATGCACAAATTTGAGGAAATCCAGCTTTTTGAGGAACTCGCGGCTTACAGCTTTGACCTCATTCATCATCTCAATGTCAGCTGGCGTCAGTGTGCGATAGCCCTTTACGGTGGTGCCGTCCTGCGGTTTACCTTCACTCATTGGTTTTCCTCTTTCGGTGGTTGTCGTGCACTCCGCAGGAGTAGAGTGATCATGTAGTTTTTGCTGTGGCGCCGGCAGGAGTCGAAAAAGCTTTCACGTTTGCTCATAGGGATTTTGTTTCCGGAAAACTTCTCCGCCAGCTCTGCCGTTGGGAAATAAATGCGACGTGAATTTCGTCCTGTTTCGTTGTGGGCGCGGAATATAAGATTGTCTTTAAGCAGACTGTCCAAAATAAAAAATACAGTGCTGCGTGACATACCGAGCGAATACATCACTTCGGCAGAAGTTACCCCTTCCGAACAGGTGCGAATAAGCTCAAGCACCGCAATTTTTTTTCTGGTTAAACCCGACATAGGCGCAATACCTTCACTTCAGTCGTCACCTGTTCGAGCAACTCCAGTTCGGTACCGTATTTGCCCTCCCATGTCTTTTGTCCGGCATGAATTGCCACGCCAAAACCGCCAGTGCGGTGATGCGCAGGGCAAAGAGGCAAGGTTCTTTTGTGATTTGCGCGCTGGCCGGCGCCCTGCCCGGTTCGGATGTGGTGAATTTCTGCCGGAGTGGAACCGAAACCGAGATTGCGACAGACAACGCAACCCAGTTCGGCTACGTCTGACAGCCAGTCTTTATCGTCTTTAGTCATGGTGGTGACCTCAGGCCGCATAACTGAAAAGCTGAGAGGCTGCGTTTTCTGCGGCCTGCTGCGTTGGGAATGTGCGGAACAGAATGAAGTTCCAGAGGACGTCGAGGACTGACTTATAAAGCTGGGAAAATTCAAGGTCGTCCATTTTGGCGAACGATATGGACTTTGGCTCTTTGCGGATGGTGCCATCAGGCATCTGATATTCGTTATAAAAACCAGCTTCGATGGTTACCCAGGCACGAAACGCCTCGAATGATTTAACAGCGCTGATATTCCCGGCGCGTTTTTCCGCCTCATCGCGAAGGTATTGATCCGCCAGTTCCTGCAATGTGTCGCCATGCCCGGCATAGTGGGCCACCAGCTGCACGTAACCACGAACCAGTTTTTTATCGGCTGGCGATATTGCACCGCCAGAAGGTTGCCAGTAATCAAATCCCAGATTCAGGAGGGCAAAAAATTTGCGGTGAAATGCCGGGTTTCTTGCCTGCTTAAAATCAGAGTAAAGGACTGCCCCCAGGCGAATTTTCTTCACAAACTCGCGGGCGTCTGGAGATGCAGGGATTAATACATCGCCTGCTGATTTGATAAATGAATACTGCGCCATTGGGTTCCCCTTTAGCGCAGCAATTGTTCAGAATTACATTGTGTTGGGTGTTCAGGCCAACAGGGTAATTATAGCATAGTACCGTCTGGTTTGATAATGGTGTAACCAGTCAATTTAGCTAACTCAAACAACGCGTTAAGTGTCGCCACATGCTCATCAGAGTGGACTATTCTGGTCTTCTTGATCTTCCCATTTTCACACGTTATCAGTACATCGCCATCGTCGGGGAGAAGGTCTCCTGCGTCTTTCTTATCAACCACTACCTCTCCCTCAACAAATACTGTATAAATTTACAGTATATATACTACCAACTGACAGTGAGCGCAAATTTTTAAGAGCACTAATCGTTAAAAATCAACAATAAACATCAAAATATCCGATTGAATTCAAAAGAAAACCGCCATTTATGACGGCTCTGTTTTATCTGGTATGGTTGTTCGCTATGCTGACAGTTTGGTTTCGTGCCAACCTCGCGTTACCCAGCATTGCGAATCACCAACGCACGGGCACGAGGTGATCGGCAGCGACTCACCGCACTTTCCACACAGGCGTTTGCTGATTGATTTGATGTGGCCACTAAGCCGAGCATCATCCAGGCGGATCAGCAGCGCTATGTACTCCGCCATTTCGTACGGATCACGACCAGGTCGCCGGGCGGCGCAGTTACGCGCCAGCATGTCCAGTTCCTGCGCATCGAGAACCAGCTCAATTTTCCGGTTGCCGGCGGCAGATTGCCGCGCCCTCTGCGCGGCTTTACGTTCTGCGGATGATTTAGCCATTAACCACCCCAGTTAGCTGGACAATCGTTTGATTGCATGGCGGAGCATAACTTGTGCATATAGCGCCGGAGCAAGCACCTGCGGCATTTTAGAGTAGCCCGCGCCAGAAAACAGGCGGCGAATTTCTTTAGGGGCAGCGCGCAGATTATCGATATTGTTATTATTAAGATCATTATCCAGATGTATAACCGAATAACCGGTCGGTAATTTTCCATGTACGCATTCATATACGTATACATCGAGTCTGATTTTCTCTTTATTAACAGTGATGTACTGGGGAAGAATGCGTTTCCGGCCTTTAGGTTCGCGAGTCCATCCGCGAGCTATCTTTACATCCTTGATATTGTCAGGTTTTTTATCGGTACCGAATCGCCTGTTAAACCTCTCTGTAAGTTCAACATTCGTTAGATTTCTATTGGCATAAATGAACGTCAGCTGCTCATCGGTATAGCGCGGCTCAATTAAAAACTGCTTTCCTAACCCATGAGATTTGCACCAAATACGGATAGCGCTCACGCTCTTATTTGTACCAAATTGAGCGTTAAACATTTCAGTTAATTCCCGCGCAGTGGAGCTTTTAATGTGCTGCTTGATAAACAACTCTTGGGCTGGAGCGTATTTCTCTATCATTTTTCGATCCCCATAATCTTAGGCACATTGCCTGCGGTACCGTCATAAATAGCCTTCTGAGCGTCGAGGGCGACGCGATAAGTACCGACCATTACCCCGACGATCTCAACTACCGCCTTTGCCCTCGATAACTCTTCCTGAAGCAGGTCGCCTTTGATATTGGGATCGGTGACGGTTTCCAGCATGGCGAACTGGTGATTCATTAAATCCTGAATAGTATTTTTCATGGTTAAGCAACCTCTCCGATATATTCGGCAATGCCCGGCAGCAGTGCCACCGCTGGAGACTCACACTGATTTCCCCACACATCGAAACCATGCGATGACTGGCGGGCGAATAACTCAATGCGCGGTACATCGCCCAGCAACTGCACCAGCTTTTCTCGCACGATATCCGGTTTGCGCGAATGCTCCAGACGCGGGGCGGTGAATGACTGAACGATCCCGGCATCCAGCCGGGCGGGCAATTTCCCCTGCACAGCGAAAAGGCAATCCTCACTGTTCGCCCTGGTCATATGGCCCATTCCAAGAGCCAGTTTGTCGGTCTGCCGGCTGTAGCATTTGTTCCACGTAAAGCCTTTCATGGTCATCAGACGGAAGCCCCACGCCTCGACTACTCGCAACGCCTCCAGCGGCTGAGTCGGTACCCACCACATAGCCAGCAGGCAATTTTCAGCGGCAAGCTCCCAGACCGGGAGACGGCAGATATCGAGCACAGTCATTGTCTGGTATTTATGCCCTGCGCCACGTTCTCCATCTTTGGCTTTGTCGCGGTAGGTCCAGGGCGGATCTGCATAAATCAGGGTGTATTTTTCGTTCATACCGTCCACCACTCAATCAGTTTGCAGATCCCCCAGGTCACGACGATAACAGCGACCCAACCGGCAATGTCGATTACAGCTGCGAACCAGAGCAGAGCGTGCCGGCTGTAATTTTCAGGTTCAAAGTTCATTGAGCCTCCCCAAGCACCCAGCGGAGTGCGCTTGCATACTCACCCTCGGCAGATTCCAGGGCTTTAGTGATTTCTTTGCGGGTTTTCAGGCGCGGCTTCGCTTCGCCGAGAATCTGGCGCTGACGCCGGGCTTTTTCATGGCCGGTTGTGCCAGCAGTTGCCGCTTCGATTTCAGAGACCTTCTCCCGCTGCTCCTCGGGTTTAAGCAATGCCAACTGACGCGCCTGGGTAACGGTAACTGTGCCAGCCTCTACCGCTTCCCTGACGGCCTGAGTAGCCTCGAGGAGTGAGAGCGTTGCTCGAACGGTCTGAACGCTGCAGCCAAACAACACCGCAATGTCGTCCTCATCGAGCCCGCGGTCGAGCGCGTCTGACATTTTTTTAGCCCGGCCAAGCGGTGTATCAGGTCGGCGAATTTCGTTTTCGCTGACCATGTATTTAGCCATCTGATTTGCTGATCCGCGCTTAACGACTCCGGGAACAAGCAGTGGATCTTTGCCTTCTTTCAGACGTAGTTTATTTGCCTCCAGGGTATGTTTAACTCGCTGACGGCCAACAACTACGCAGGTGAGCCCCGTTTCAGGATCTTTCCAGACGATGATCGGCTCCAGTACACCCAGCTCCGCAATGTTCAGTACCATCCCTTCCTCGATCGGCAGGTGTACACGCTCATCGTAAAGTGGGTGCGTCTTATCGGTGACCAGGTGCAGCTTTTCCGGCTCGAACATCAGAACGTTGGTTTTGCCGCTGGCGCCATACGCGTCGATCGAGTTTTTAGCCATTTTTTTGAACTCCCATCAAACCGATGTTTAGAAACTGTTTCATGCTCTCTTCTCCCGCCAAAAATTTAATCTCGCTTTGAAAAATTCCCGGTAGCTTTCCGGCGTCGCTGCAATCGACTCAACGATGAACTGACGAGTAACTTTCTTCTCGAACAGCTGACGTATGAGTGCCGCAGCCCGCATGTCGTAGTGCTCTTTGATCTGGCACTCCTGCGGCCATTTGGCGCGATTGCGCGGTAAGCCGGGCGGCAGATAATCTGATTGCCCGGCCATGCCTCATGCCCTCGTTTTTTCTGAGTTGGCGTAATAGCGGGGATCCACGCTGGTCAGTGTGAAATGCGGCACTGGCATGTCGTCATGCCGAATAATTCCGACGTGATTCGATGCGAGCATCGTCGAGATACGTTTTTGCAGATCACGTAAGGTGATCTCAGCATCAGGATGATGTTTTTTGATGGCTGAAAGAATGTTCTGATACGACAGTGTTTTACCCTTCATCAGCGCAACCAGCTGATGAGCGGAAACTTCATCGATGGTGCTATTCAGAGGTTTAATACTCTCCAGCAGTAGGCGATGCCGGCCAATGCTGCCGACACGCTGGCCAGTTTTTTTATCGAAATGCTCATTAGGTCCAGCTGACCAGACGGTAGCACCCTCGCTGAGCCGTACAGTTTTTTCACCCTTGTAATAAATCACGGTACCGGTATGTGTTTTACGACGGCGGCCAGATACAGCGGGCGCAGCAGTTTCACGTTTTACCGGCTTTTTCGGGGTAATCCCCGGAACTGGTTCTGGCCGTGGAGCAGCGACGAACACAGAACGGCTACGCGCCCGGGCGCCGGCGTTCATGCGCCACAGAATCACGGGGATCCAGTTACAGCCATCATCTGGATTTACTGGTTTTGGGTAATTTAAATTCGTGGTCATAGGTCTTTCCTCGGTTTTATAGCGCTGGTCAGGCGCAGTTAAAATGCATCGGTGTTGTACTTCTCTGAATATCTACGCGGTTGTTTTCGTGGTTTTGCTGCCTCCAGTTGAATGCGTGTTTTCTCTTTGCCGACATGCTGATCAACGTGCAGGAAGTGACCGTTTTTAAACTCCTGATAGATAACGGCACCAGCAGCACTGAATCGACTTTTCCCCAGGATGATTTCGGCGATCCCCGCCGCCGGGCTTTCAGGGTTGTAGACTTCATCGCGGTACAGGAACATGATGCTGTCGGCGTCCTGCTCGATAGAACCGGAATCACGGAGGTCTGACATAACCGGGCGGCGCTGGCCTGCCGGGCGGGAATCCACCGCGCGCGAAAGCTGGCTGAGTGCAAACGTCGGCGTATGCAGGCGCATAGCCATAGTTTTAAGGTTTCGGGAAATGTGGGCGATCGCCAGATCGTTACGCTCTGCCTTCGGCTTTTTAATCAGGCCGAGGTAATCAACAACGATCATCGCCAGATGCGGATAACGGCGCTTATGCGTCTCGGCAACGGCGCGGATTTGCTCAATCGTCAGATCGGTAGCGTCAACAATCCAGATATCGCGTCCGTTCATGGTCTCCATGGCCGCTGTAAAGCGCGCCCAGTCCTCGTCCTGCATATCGAGGGGATTACGCAGGCGTGACACCGACATGTTGCCAGAGCCCGCCAGAGAGCGTTCTACGATTTGCGCAGCGGCCATTTCCATACTGAATATCAGCGCCCCGCCACCGGCAGCGGTAACACCATCGACAATCTTCAGCGCAAACTCTGTTTTACCCATGCCCGGGCGGCCAGCGACAACAATCAAATCCTGCAGGTTAATGCCACCGGTGGCATCATCCAGTTCGTCGATGCCAGTCTTCAGGTTTCGGGTGCCGGCTTCGCCGTCCATGCGTTTCTGTACCGTTTCCATGTAGGTTGGCAGCAAATCGCTGATGTGAACCGGCTGCACGTCGCCAGTATCGCCGGTCATGTCCAGCAGCTGCGCCACCGCACTTTCGACAACCTGATCGCGCTGCTCCTGGTTATTGGCCTGTCGGATGCCGTCGGCACCCTGCTGTAGTAGCTCGGCCATGCGGCGGCTGCGCCATGCCTTAACCATTTTCCCGGCATACCCTTTCAGGTTCGGTACCGTGGCCGGCATGCGCGTAATTTCTGATAAATCTGCCAGGCTGCTACCGCCCAGCGCTTCGCTGATAAACAGCATGTCGATCAGGCCGTTCGCCAGCGCCTGTTTTTTAATTTCGGAGAACGCGCGACGGTGAAACCCGATGCTGAAAGATTCTTCAGGCGTAGAGGCGATCACGTCGAATGCGTCCGGGCTGGCGCCGCCATTCAGCAGGCCGGCCAGCACACAAGCTTCCAGTTCCTGCGGAGTCATAGCGAGCCTTCCCGGGTATTACGTAACGTTTCTGGTTTCATCAGGTAGTCAAAACTGGCGCGCCAGCCACCGTTGGCGCCGAAATAAAAATCTGACGCGTCAGCGCGGAATTTTTCGAAGTAGCCCAGGAATGCGCCTGTAGTTTTGTTTTTCATGTGGGCGGCCAGTCTGGTAATCATCCGGCGGCGATCATCATCCAGCTCTGCCGCCGGCAACGTATCAGCAAAAATTTCGTTGTAGCCGCTCATGACGGCTTCCGGGTCGATCTCAGCTTCCAACACGGCCCAAGCCTCGGCGTCAGCGAGATAGCCATCGAACCGTTTAACTCGGCAGATGTTCGCCGGCTTTGGTAATCCATCGCCGCGGCGGCGCCATGTGGCTAACACCCAGCGGATCACCAGTTGGATTTCTGCCAGGGTATACCCGTCCCGGGTAGTGGTCGGCGTCAGCATCATCACAAACGGCTTAAGGTCACGGCAGCGGGTACCGGTTTTTTCGTTGTAAAACTCAAGCGCTTTTTGAGCATCAGAAAAAATACGCTCGCCGCTTTCCCCCGTTTGGGGGTTAGGGGGATCTTTAGGTTCTATGACTGGTTCAAAAGAGTGACTGGTTCTGGTGCCGCCACACGGCATAGGGGCTATGCTTTTTGGCGGCATACCTGTGCTTTCTGGCGGCATAGGGGCTATGCTTTTTGGCGGCATAGGGTTATCGAGATTCATACAATACAGATTCGATGCGTTTCCCTTTCCGTTTTTTACCCCCGGGCGGTTTTCTTTGACCAGCAGACCCATAGAAATTAATGCATCGATATGATCACGAACTGCGCTTTTGCTGCATTCGCAGTGATCGGCAATATGCTTATAAGACGGCCAGCATTCGCCGGAATCATTGGCGTTATCCGCCAGTTTGATCAGCACTAGTTTTCGTATCGGGTTACCGGTTTTGATGGCCATTGCTTTGGCCATAAGTGTCATACTCATAGTCAGATCCCCAGCGTATCGGCCAACTGGCGGCAGGCTATTTCATATTCTTTCTGGGTCAGACCTAATTCCTGCAGTTCTGCCTTTCGCAGCTCGTAGCGTTCCCAGATCGTCAGCGCAGCAGCGCGGCGTTCCTCGAAAATCGATTCGATATCTTCCATCGGGACTTGCACCCCGTTCCGGCGAAACCCGTTCCGCCAGGTGATGCGGTCTTGTGTTCTCATTGGTCTTTCCTCGGTACAGGTTAAACGCTGGTCAGGCGCTGTGTTTCTCTCATAGCTTGCAATGCCTTCGCAACTTGCTGCGGGCCGTCTCTGGCTTCGAGCAATAACGCGATAATGGCCGCCGCAAACTCGCGTATGGCAACACAGATCAAATACTGTGTTGACATGTCCAGGCGTGCGTAACGTTCCGCCGGCAGTGCCGCTTCCATCGCCTTGGCCAGCGCTTGGGTTTTGGTTCTGGCCGCTTTAGTTTCTCCACGCAGCCAGCGAAAAATCTGCTGGCGGTTGTTGTTGATGGCTCGCCAGTCTGCTTTTCCATCTGCGTCTTCAATCTGGTGCAGTTTCAGCACGCCGGTGTTACCACCGAGACGAAACCACATACGGCTTATCTCGATGGCAACCAGCTCCTGCCCACTTTCTGCCGCCCAGCTGAATATCTCTCGCTTCAGTTCCTCGATGTTTTCCACTTCGCGTCTCCTGTCGCTGAAAATTGATTAAGCGTAATCAGATTTCGATGACGCCAATGGTTAAGCTGATTTGGCTGACAGTTGGTAAGCCTTCGGGTCATAAACAAGTTCCCCATCAGTCATCAGAGATAAACGAGCTGCTTTACCTTCAGGAACCAAACGCCCCCACGCGTAGACAGTTGGAGCTTTTACGCCAGCGGCCTCAGCCAGTTTTTTCTTACTACCAAAATATTTGATTGCATCAGTTGTTAACATGAAACACCCTCCTGTTAGATTTTTCTAACAAATTAGGTGTTCGAGATAACGAAGTCAAGGAAATTTAGAATTATCTAACTATGACAATGCCAGGTGAGCGCATCAGAGCGCGTAGAAAAGATCTCAAACTAACTCAGCGCGCTTTAGCGAAGCTGGTTAACGTCGCGCACGTCACTATTTCTCAGTGGGAAACCGGTGATAGTGAGCCTGGCGGGAAAAACCTATTCTCGTTAAGTAACGCACTTCAATGCAGCCCTACGTGGATACTTTACGGCGACGAAGCTGCCACCCCGGGAACTCCGGTAGACACCCCAAAACCGTTAGATGAACGTGAAGCGGAGCTTTTAAAACTCTTTTCCTCACTCCCTGAGTCTGAAAAAGAGCGGCATTTAAAGGAACTTCGCGAAAAAGTGGACGGTTTCAATCGTTTATTTGAAGAGTTGCTGCAAGCTCGCAAACAAAAATAACTCCTTCATAATCATATAGATGTGATTTTTTACGTCTATATTGTTCGTTTTTTCTAATTTTATCATTGACGATATTGTTAGATTTACCTAAATTACAACACATCAACGACGCACTAACCACGCGGCAGTTGTTCAGAAACAGTTCTGACAGCCCGGAAAGACGGGCGCGAATTCTTCGGGTCGCCGAAAGTACGATGACATGCGGGAAAGACTGCAACCGGCGTATGGCACATGCGTCGAAGCGGTCCGGGGGTTCCTTGGTACATGGCCCAGCGGGTAGCCGGAATGTGCAAGCCAGGTGTCCAGGCACGACAGGCGATTCACCATCGTGGCGGTACGGTGTGACTCCCGGGAAGAGTCCGGGATACAACATGAGAGCGCACTTCATTTTTATCAGTTATGGCGATGTTGTTAAATCAAAAGGCGGAGTGCGCTCCCAGTTGTAAAGAATCACGTAGCCAGCGTGGTACCAGAGGAAAACTGCTGTGTGTAGTCTTTGCCCGCTTTGCGGCGGGCAATTTTTTTAACAGCACGGTTTTGTGACCCTTCAGTGAAAACTGAAGCCCTCCAAGAGAGGGAAGTGGCGAGGAAAGACCAGTGAGCATGACCAGCTCTGACGACGGGAAAGACCGGGGGAAAGACCAATGACCAACGGGCCTGACCAGCCCTGACTGCCAGGAAAGACCGGCAACCAGCAGGCGTAAAAAAGCCCACCGAAGTGGGCTAATTTACCCGGGACAGTGACCAAACCGCCCGGAATGCTACAGGGGACCAACCCCGTAGCGAGGAAAGACCAATGCCGACAGAATCAACACTGATCGGCTCTGAGTATACATCAACAAGGAGTCGCTATGGAAGCGCTTACCATCCCAGTAACAATCTACGTTCTGGCAACAACTAATCCTTTTTTACCAACCTCTTATCATGCATCGACTTGTGACATGTCACAGAAGTTTCCCGGTATATACGTTCTCGTTTCGACCAAAACGCTGGAGATTCCCATTCCACCGTTAGAGCCTATCGACATCATCGGGATGCAGGTTAATGCCTTGCGCGCAAGGAAAGAACAAATCTCAGTTGAAGCAGATATGCAGCTAAATGTTATTGAAGACCAGATCCAGCAACTGCTGTGCATCGACCACTCTCCGATCGAAGAAAGCGACGTACCTTTTTGAGGTTCCTATGACAAATAACCCATTCATCGAAAAAATAATTGATGCTGGCTTATCAGTATTTGAGCACGAAAATAATAGCGACTTTGGTTCAGGAACGATGCATATCACCATTATCGGCGGTGTTCGTCGTGTCGAGTTCTACCCTACCACCGGCACCGTTTACGCCAATGCTGAAAAGGGGAAATTCCCGGCATTCAAGCAGAAAAAAGCCGGGATTAATGTTGCTATCCGTCTAGCTAAATCCGGCGCCTGACCTGCGCCTGCAACCAAGAGGAAAGACCAATGACCATCTACAACGGCTTATTTGAGCCAAAAAAATCGGCTATTAAGGACTGCGGCGCCGTGCAGCTGGCGATCGCCGTCGAAGCACCTAACAAGAAAGTCGCTGAAAGTATTATGACCGGAAAACTCTGGGAGTCTTACCCGGCGAACGGAGACAACTATTTCAAACCTAAGCTGTGGGAACACATTGAAGGCCAGCCAGTGCCGGCAGTCGGCCAGTTCGATGAGCAGTTCGCCCAGAAAAACACCTTTGACGGTGAAAAATGGGTGGCTAACAGCGAGGATGACGGCGCCACCGAGTTGCCGGCAGGCGATGAAGTTATCGATCTGATGACGGTATCCCCCAGGGAGCGTTTTGCTGCTGTATTACTCTTCAGCAAATTAGAGATAAACGGCCAGCTCTATTCGCAGGTTGTAGATTATCTTGATGATCTGGATAACCACGACGAATCCCTAGAAGAGGATGACCGTTTTAATTTCAATGTGCTTTGCGCCCTGCACAATAACGAACCAGTGAAACATATGCACGTGGAAGGTCTGAACAATCTGATCCATGGCATCTTCTCCCATTTTGAAAACCAGATGCCGGGTAAAGCGGCTATTTCTCAATTTGTAAAACGCTGGCTTGAAAATCCAGGTAAACGCGAAGAAATGGTACCAGGCCAAAATTATACCCCCAGCACTGATAACAACGTTAAAATCGCGCCAAAGCGTGGTTATAAACATACCTATGCAACACTGGATCAGGAGATCGCTGTTGCGCTGCTCCCTATCTCTCCCGACGCGCCAGTATTATCAGGCAACCTTCGCGACGCGGAGAAAATCATTGCAGACGATCGTGAGGATTTTAAACGTTGGTCTGCATCACTGCATGTCACACCGAACATACTCAAATATGACCGTGCCAGCATTTTCGGCGTAGTGCAGAACGTTCCGGCGAAAGATACTTACCATTTTCCGGAAAGTCTGCGCCGCCATATTACTTCATGGCTTGAAGCTAACGGCCGCTTTGAAGAAGACGAAGGCTCATCACAAAGACAACCGACATCGGAGCAAAATACCGCCTCAAACGTGGTCAAAAAAGAGGAAGTGCCGCCGCCGATTGTAACCGATACCCAGGCCAAACAGGCGCGTGAGACGCTCAACGATATGGGCTATGGCGTATATGCCTCTGGTGAAGGAGCAGAGCCAGAAGAGAAGTTGAGTGCAAAAGTAAAAACTATCGTTCAGGACGTTGATCAGCTTGTTGAACGAATTAACCGAGAAGAGAACCTGCCGAAAGCTTCCGAAGTCGTCCAGAGCATTAACGAAATGCAGGGGACAGAACGTGACAATCTGGAGCTATGGAAACGAGTTTTCAAAACTGATGAACGGTTTACTAAAGCCTTTACGCAGAACGGCGGAGGCACCTCGATCAATGGCACGTACTTAACGATGGTAGCAACGCGTGAGTTTGGCTTGAAAGGGAGCGGTTGGGGCGTCGATATTCTGGAAGAACGCTTTGATAATGGCGCACCTATTACACGTACAGTAAAAGGAGCTGACGGTAATAATACATGGGAACTGCTCCCTGATGGTAATGGTGGTTTCCTCACTGAAAAACACCATGTGATAAAAATTAGGCTGTGGTACCTGGTAAACGGTGTTCGTGGTGAAGAATACGCCTACGGCTGCACTCCCTACATTTACGGAAGTAAATACGGCCCTATCTGCGACGGCGAAGCTACTAAAAAATCACTAACTGACGCCACCAAAAAGGCGTTATCCGGCCTCGGATTCAGCGGCGATATCTTTATGGGCCTCTATGACAATCCAGAATATCGCCAGAAAAACAAAGCAGAGTTTGACCTCAAGAATGCCAGCGAAACCGCCGAAGATGCAGCGCGGTTGCGTCAGGAGTTCGACGACAAACTAACCCGCGTCGCCAATACACTGGCACATGGCGTAACAGTGAACGAAATAAACGGCGTGTTCTCCCCTATCGCACGTGAAATCGATGTTCACATTAAGGCCGCACAGGCCAACGGCGACAAGCAACATGAACGCTATCTTTCTGGCCGCCTGCGCCGCCTGATTGCCATTAAAGATGGTCGTCTCAAAGAACTGAATAAAGCCGAGGAGAAAGCATAATGACTTCCACAACTGCAATTGCTATTGCTGCTGATATGTCTAAACTCCAGGCGCTTCTGGAAAATGAAGACGGTTCTGGTCTGTCAGCTGAAATGATCGCCGATACAATGGAGGGGCTCGAGCTGCAGCTCGGCGACAAACTCGACGCGGTATTCGTCCATGTTCGCAACCTTGAAGGTCTGGCGAAAACCTGCGACGAAGAAGCCAAACGCCTGGCCGCCCGTAAAAAATCATTCGAAGGTAAGATCACCAACCTGAAGAATTATGTTCTTCAGTGCCTGCTGGCCGCGGGGCAGGATACCGTTAAAACTGCAAAGAACACCTTCACCGCCCGTAAAGGTGCAATCAATGTGGTGATCGATAACGTTGATTTACTCCCGGATGATTTGGTAACCGTTGAGACCGTGGTTACGCCAGATAAAAAGGCAATCAAAGAGGCTATCGAATCCTCGCAGGCGGCGGCTGCACAGATTACTGCTGATGGCGGAGAGATACCGGAAGAACTGTTAAATCCAGTGCCGGGCGCTCACCTTGAGATTGGCGAACGTTCACTGCAGGTGCGCTGATATGCTGAGACTATCTCTGAAAAAAGGTGATGCGGTTCATATCGTGTTACCAGATGGGACTAACGCAATTATCGAAGCGTTGGCCCGGTGTGAACTCGGTATGCACTTCCCCCGCAATATCAAGATAACGCGTGAGGATGGTGCATTCCAACCGAAACAAAACCTGATTAAGCATAATCAGAAATAGCCCATCACTACCGCTAGCATTGTGATCTACCAATAAACCGGAGATCACAATGCTACGTTGGCAACCAGGTGTAGTTTTACTTTCTGAATTCGATATCAAAATTGGCAGGCTATCAGCCAGCGTTAGAAAAAGGACTCTGACCCAGTCCGATATCCATATCGCTTGTGATACAGCTGACAACGCAATAGCCCGGCTTATGAGGAAAGACCATGACCAGAGAAAACGATCTCCTGACCGACGATGAACTGATAGAATTGACCGGATACCGATTTCCTTCTAAGCAGTGCTCGGCTTTAGCTAAATCCGGTATTTCGTTTGTTAAACGTCGGGACGGCCGGCCTCGCGTGACATGGACACATGTGAATGCAGCACTATTCGGAGACAGAAAAATAGTTGCTGACGAAGAAGAAAAACCAAACTTTGATGCTATTTAAATTATGGGAAGAAAAAGAAAAAACCAGGAGGATAACAAACTTCCTCACCGCGTTTATTCAAATAAGTACAGTTACTATTACAAACCAACCTCAAAAGAATGCATCACAATTGGCCCCGTATCAATGCCCTTGTCTCAGTTATGGGCAAGATATGAGGCATTAATTAACGAACAGGCCAACGTAATGACATTCAGTAAATTATGGGGGTTATTTCTTAAGAGCGCCTATTATCTTGAATTGAAACCAAGGACGCAGAAAGATTATCTGCAACACCAGAAAAAGCTACTTGCTGTATTTGGGAAGATTACGGCAGATAAAATTAAAACTGAAGATATCAGGATGTTTATGGATAGGCGAGGCTTGCAAAGTAAAACACAGGCAAATCATGAAATGAGTAGCATGTCTCGTGTTTTCAGATGGGGTTTTGAGCGGGGTATGGTTAAAAGGAATCCTTGCCAGGGCGTCAGTAAATTTAAAGCTGTCGCCCGCGGGAGGTACATTACCGACGCGGAATACGAGGCCATCTATAAGGAGGCGGATGATGTCGTTCGTACAGCAATGGAAATAGCCTATCTTTGTGCTGCCCGCCTGGCTGATGTACTCGGCATGCAGTGGCGACAGGTAACGCCGGAAGGAATCTTCATTCAGCAGGGTAAAAACAATGTTAGCCAGATCAAGCAGTGGACAGACCGGCTTAAACAGGCTTTCGAACTCGCAAAAACATTCTCTAATTCCGGCAATCCAGGAGCATTCGTCCTGATGGGTTCACATGGTAGCGGGTTCAGTAAAAGAGGATTCAGCCACCGATGGGAGGAGGCAAGGCATAAGGCTTCTGTAAAACTGGGGTACGTTCTCGACTGTACGTTCCACGATCTGAAGGCGAAAGGTATCTCTGATTACGAAGGAAGCAGCCGGGATAAACAACTGTTCAGCGGACATAAAACAGAAAGCCAGGTACTGATTTATGATCGTAAAACGAAGGTGTCACCCACTCTCGACAAGCCGCCAATTGAGACTAAAAATTCTAAGTGA